TAGATTGCCTTGTATTCTCACATCTCCTGTGATGTCCAATGAGTATGCAGGAGTGGTGTTGAATATGCCCACTCTGGCAGCACTGCCATCCACAAATATGGCTGTGTATTCTGCAGGATTTTTAGCGTTGATAGCAATATCAGCATTGCTCACATTGCTCACAATAATATTAGTGTTGGGCAGAGTCACACTGCCAAATTTTAATTGAAGACTGTCATTCAATCCCAAAGTCAATCCTGAATTATTTTGTATTTTTAAACTGCCTGTGGTGATGTCGTTGGCATCACTGCGCAAAAATGAATCAGCCAGTATGGTGGTTCCTAATCCATCAATCAATCCTTCTGCCAGTGTGGCAATGCCTCTGTATTTGTATGAATTATTGACAAGATTAAAACCTGGATAAATGATTCCCAATGGATTGGATCCAGTAATTAATTCTGAAATCACTTGAGATGCTATGGGAGTAAATTGAGCTGAACTCCATACACCTATCAATGTGTTTTGTACAAAAAATTTCAGCACAGTCTTGGTTTGATTTTGTGTGTTTAATATGCTTTGAGCCACAAAGCCTGACACTCCTTGTGCTGCTGTGTGTGTTGGACCCACCAACACCAAATCAGTGCCATCGAAAAAACTCATCTGATTGGTGAGACTGTTGAGCCAAATATCTCCAGTGGCAAGATTGGGCTGTGTGCTGGCCACAATAATTCCGTTGGTGGCAAATGCAGTACCGTTGTAAACTTTTAATCTGTTTTCTGCGGTGTCATACCACAATTGACCACGCAAAGGATTGGCCGGAGCAGATGAACTGGCAAAATTTTCCAGCATCTTCACAAAGTTTTCGTTGATCAACTCACCAAACCCTTTGTAATTTCTTCCGATCAGTGTGATGTCAGATACTGATGTATCTATGCTGCCATCCAGCAGATCTATCAACAGTGTGCCATCAGTTTTGTTAATTTTATAACTCATTATGGTGTTTGTCCTGTGTAAATTATGTAATTAATGGTCAAGAATGGATTCATCACATCCTGTGGTTGACCCACTGTGGGATTGGCCACGCCACCGCTGCTGGCAATAGCTGAACCTTGTCCTGCGCCTGTGGGAGCATCATAAGTGATTGCTGTGACTTCACCTGCGCCTATGCCTGGCACGTCTCTAATGGCGTAGTATTGTGCACCTGCTGCACCTTGTAAATCATGTTCGTGTTCAGGTAAATTCTGGATGCCTATAGTTTTGTTTTCTGTGCCACCAAATCCTCCCAAGGAGTCTGCAGACACATCCGTGACTCTGTTGGCTGATGTACCGCCCATGTTGTCACGACCCAAAGGCAATCTGCCTCGAAAATCAGGCAATAAAAAATATGATCCAGTACCACTGGGTGGTGTGCCAAAACTGTGTCCTACCACAGCAAATAGTTCAGGATAAGTGCTTCTTAACACTTCTGATCCATCACACAATAACCAATATGCTGGTGTTGAGGATCCAGCATAAGGGAAAACACTGCCTGTGGGTATTTTAGCAATAGCATTGAACAGATTGTCTCTATTGATTTTGAAAACTCCTGTGGTGCCTGACACCCTATTAAATATAAATTCATCGCTGGACAATGAAGATGCTTGTCCAGTTTTGTTGGCAATAAAACTGTTGCTGACCGAAGTCACAAATGTTTTTGTTGTGCCTCCTGTTTGTCCATCAAATGCAAAACTTGGTGCACTCACATCACCGCTCATAGCAAATGTGGTCAAACTGGTCAATTTATTACTGGTTCCTGAAGCACCGCTCACTGTGCCTGTGATATTACCTGTGAGATTGCCCACAAAGTTGTTGGCATATATGTTCAAATATCTGTTGCTGACTGAACCAATATTGTATGTGTTGTTGGCATTGGGTGCAATGTCTCTGCTTGTAATACTGTCTTGAAAAGTTGTTGTTTCTCCCACATATAATTTTTTAGCTATGCCAACTCCACCTTTAACTATTAGTGCACCAGTGTTCACGTTGTTAGCGTTGGTCACTGCATCCACATATAGTTCTCCGCTAGTTTTAATATTGCCCGTGACATCCAGTGCTTCAGCAGGTGCTGAATTATTAATGCCCACATTGGTGTTGGAATCTATTCTCATCACTGTGCGAGTGACACCTTGATCATTCACTCTAAAATCTATATTGGCTCCTGCAGTTTTATGACTGATAATAGCTGCTTGTCCTTCAATGCCAATGTTAAGAGTGGCACTGTTGCCCACATCCAAACCATCATTATTGTTAATTTTTAATGAAAAGTCAGCGATATTTGATTTGTCTTTTCTTAAAAATAAAGATCCTGAAACCACTTCGTTATTGGCAGCAATTAATGCATCTGCTTTTTGTGCTGTGCCATAAAGTTTACCCACTCCTGCGCCTTCAATGTTGGCAGCACTGAGATTAATTCCTGGTTGAATAGTGCTGAATCCTGTGATTGCAGCTTTAGGTGTAAAGGCCTTAGTACTGATAATGGCCACTGGTTTTGCTTGTACTTCTAATAAAACCACAGTGTATGTGAGATTGTCTGTGCCAATTATTTCAAATGGTTTACTGCCTGTGCTGAGTCCTTGACTGAACTCTGGACCCACCAATACCCAACCTGATCCTGTGAATAGATATAATTGTTGATTGTCTGTGTCCACCCAAAGGTCACCTACCACACTCTCACCAGCTAAAGGTTGAGTAAGTGCTTTTTTTAAACCACCTGCAGCCACCCATTGTGTGCCGTCATAAATTTTTAATTGATCCACACCCACTGTGGTATCATACCACAACTGGCCTTCCACTGCATTTACTGGAGCAGTGTTCTTGGCAAAATTTTCTAACAAATGTAAAAAATTTTCTGCTATGATGGTACCGTATGAAGTGGTATTACGTCCTGGCAATGACAAACTGGTCTGCTGATTCACTGTGCCGTCGTCCACAGTAAGACTGCCTTTGTTGACCACATCTGTAAAATTTACTGTGTATGCCATATTTTATGTCAATTATAATCCTGATAAACTTTGTATTCTTACTGTGTAATCTATCTGTATCAATCTGTTTAAACTTTTTTGTACAGGGTGAAATATTACATGCGTCAATAATCTACCTGTGCCTGCACTAGAGTAACTTTGTAATCCTAATTCATCAAATACGTATAAACTTTCTGTGCCTGTAGCAGCATCCACAGCGTCTTGACCACTGGGCTCACCATAGTCCAACAAACAAGTTACCAGTATGTCTGTATAATTGGTACCACTCACGTGTCTAGTTTCAATTTTATTTCTCACTGGATCTGTGTTGCTGACTGATCTGTCATCCACCACTTTGCTGAAAGTTTGATTGTATAAAGTGGCGTTGGTACCAGTGCTGTTGGGAGTAAGATAGGTCACAATACCTGTGGGATCAATGTAGGTACCACCTGTGCCGAACACCATGGAATTAATAAATCCTTGACCTTCATTGGCCAAACTTTCTGCCAATCCAATGCTCATGTTTTCATAGTGTATGGCATTGCGTTTGTTCACTAATATTTCACCAGTGTTTGGATCCAGTATTTTGATGTGTCCTTGTATCAGCGTGCCGTTGTGTTCGTTAAAATTATTCATTAGATCATCCTTTTATCATGTATTTATTGCGGCAAACTCACTTCTTTTGCACGCAAGAATCTTGCTATGTCATTCTCTGTTTGACTCAATGCTGTGTCTGGATTCCATAGTTTACCCAGTCTACGCACCACTGTAATGCGAGTATTTATGGGGGGTGCCACAGTCAAGGTCAAGGTAGTGGAAGTGCCAGTCACACTGAATTCTGCTGGTAAAATCACATCTGCTTCAGGACTGTCCATGCCCAGTGTGACATTGTATTGACGAATACTGTTTTTTCTCAATCTTTTGCCTGCTACAAATACTTCAAACTCATTGGCCGACTGTGGTATCCAGCTCAAAGTAATATTTTCGGTGGATCCATCACTGGTGAATACTTCTGTAACTGTTTCATCAGCATAAGGAACATTTTGGAAAGCAGACTGATCAAATGCTTCAACTCCCACAGTGTACACTGATTTTATGCCAGTGCCCAAAGTGCCTCGTCTCAATTGACCCACTTTGTTGTCGTATTTTAAGAAATATTCAATTCTTTCGCCATCAATGAACAACACTCCTGGTCTTCCAGTGATAGGATTTGGCACAGATAATCCTGTGGTATCAGTCAAAAATATTTCTTGACTGTACCAATATAAATTTTCAGTCAAATAATATTTGTAATCATTACCAAGACGTTTGTAGTGTGTTCTATTCAGCATGTCTTTGAACTGTCTAAATCCAAATTTTACATTGTATTTGGGCGCAGTAAAGTGTACAATATCCAACACGTCGTTTGGCTGTAGAGGAGTTCGAATTTTCAACAACTGTTGATCATTTGAAATTTTATAATCCACACTTGGAGATAGAGTTGTGCCATTCACCGACACCCATACATATTGTGCATCCAAAGCAGGGTCGCGCAAACGCACAATACCGTTGGTTAAATTTTGATATTCAAAATAATCTTCGCTGGCAACAATCAAAGTACTTCTAGCTACCACATCATAATTAATACGTTCTATTTGTTCCACGTCATGATTAGTGAACTGCCATACTTTGATTGACTGAGCTATTGTGGGTGCAGAATCTAAAGTGAGAGTATTGCCAACCACTGTGTAATCACCATCTGAAATCACATAAACTTTTAATTTATCACCCACTGTGCCCACACCTAATTCTAAAAATACACTGCTGGTGGCACTTTCCCATCTGTATTGAGTGGCAATCAACTCTATACCATTTAGAAAAACTCTCACATCAGTATTCAAAACAGATCCAACAGTTTGTTGCCAATTGTTGAGTGCATACTGTCTATTTGACGTGACATCGAATCTTTCGTTGTATCCTGCATTGAGTACGCTGTTGCCCACTTTCACTATCACATTGTGTGTGAGTGGTTCTTGATTGAAAGGTGTAGGACTTAGAGTATAAACAGCAGTGCTGCCATCTCCTAAAAAATCATCATAAGTGACTTCGCTGAAAGTTTTGCTGACACTGTTGTATAACACATAGGTGATCACACTGCCTGCTGCTGGAGGCACTGCAAATCTTATCAATGTCATGCCAGTGTATTGATATCCACTGTCAGTTTCTCCCAAAATATACGAAACTGTTTGACCATTAACTTTGATATAAGATGATTGATTAACGGTGTATTTGCCTCTGGTCACAAATATAAATGTGCTGCCATCTCCTAAGAAAGTATCAGTATCTATAATATTTTCACCATTGATACTCATGGTGATTATATTGATCTGTGCATTGTTGGTCGGAGCACTGTTAAAAATCACAGTCTTGGTTGGAAAATCAGTGGTGTACAAAGAATTGTTCACAATCACATTATTGACCTTCACAAATACACCTTCTTGACTCTGTGGCAGTGAGTCTATGACAAATGTAGTGGTGGTGCCATTGCCTCTGTAGTTGTAACTGTTGATTCTGCTGCCGGTTTCTCCTGATCTGTCATACACTTGTATGTCCACAGTGTCCAACACTTGTCCTGGAACTAGTTCTTCTGGACCTTTGCTGGTGGTAGGTGTTACAAATCCATCACCATCCACAATGATGTCTTGTGCCAGTATTCCTGTGGCAGTGTTGTAGGTTAAATCACCTCCTTGTAATAATGTATCGTATGCATCAGGATCTGGTAAGAAACTTCCATCGCTGGTGGATTTACGAATAACAATTAAATCATTGTTCACTGTGGGGATAATTTGCTCGTCAATTTGTACCACAGTGGTGCTGCCATCACCCACAATAGTTTTCATCAGTGCATTAGGATTACTCACTGGTTGAAGTGTGCCATAGTTAGGATCGTCTATTCTTACGCCGTTTTTGTAAATGTTATAATTGACTCCTGCTGCCAATGGCTGACTCAGCACAAAAGTGTTGGTGCTGCCATCCAATCTAAACACTTCATCTTCAAATGTGGTATCATAGGTATCCCAAGTGGAACTAAAATAAGGGTCAGCGTCCCAACCTGTGCCTCCACCAAATGAAAAACTGCGTACCTCTACTCCGCCATAGTCTATACCATCAATCAATTGAGCTAGATCTTTGCCTAGCTGACCTGTGGTAGGATTATACAGCAAATTCACTCTATCTTGAGTTTGCAACACATTGGCATCAATTTCATATTGTATTTGGATTGAACTACCCAATGCTGGAGGCTGATTAAACGCAACAAATCCTTTAGAACGCAGATAGGATTTGCTGGTATCTTCTGCATTGTTATAAATGTATTCACTAAACAAAGCTCTTCTTTGATTCACTGTTACTGTGATCTTGTTAGATTTTAAATTGATAGGCCATTTTAATAAAAATTTTGGTTGATTACCTGTGCCTACAAAATTTTCGGTTCTCACAAGATCATTGATTAATAATGTGCCAGTGGTTCTATCAAATTTTACTCTGATGTGTGTGGATTTGATCAAAGAGTCACCCAATATGGCCACAGCAGTGGCAGTAATGCCTCCTGCACTCAGTGTGCCTTGGATGCTAATTGTAGGAGCTGATGTGTATCCTGATCCTTGACTGATGATTTCGATACGTATAACTCTTCCATTGGTCACGTATGCTTTAGCAGCAGCACCTGTGCCTCCACCGCCTGAAATATGCAACACAGGCACGCCCAAATATCCACTGCCTGAATTAGAAATTTTAATTTCTTTTATTTTAAAACCTAAATTATCCAACCAATGCTTGTTGGGATATGTGTTTGTGAGATTGTATCCATTTATTTGATTATTGGCAATTTTTGCAACACTTACTTCTATTTTATTTGTTTGAGAATTATAAGTGGCAGGCAAATCAAAATCAGTTACACCAGTAGGATCATTGTCGAGTAATTCATAAGCACTGATGTATTCTCTAACTTTAGTTTTGTAAGGTTTTACTTCATCAATATAATCTTGATAATTTTCTAAATTATCATTTTTATACACTACTTTTTGAGATAATTCTCCCACATTATGTTTGCCTTTTACAAAACTGGTTTTGAATGCCCAGTCCACTGACGACTGCTCAGAAAACACATATCTAAGACTGGCAAAAAATAGTTGATTGTATTCAATCTCTAACTCATTAATAAAAATATAATCTCTTATGGTCTCCAATATGATTCTGGTTTCTGTAATGGGTTGATAATCATATGTGTTTAAATCATAACTGGTATTGTTGAACCCTACTGTGACAGAAGATGTAAAATCAAACAATTGATTAGAAAACTGTATGGTGCCATTCTGTCTACCCACAGTTTTGTAATTGATAGTGTAATCTACATCTGGTTTATTGTCTATTTTCTCCAACAATATCCATCCACCAGTGCCTATATTTTCAATTTTTACTATGTCACCAATTTCATCATTTATTAGTTGTAATTTGTAACTGTCTGAAATACTGTAATCTATTTCTGTAAATTTTCCATAATTTTCAGCGTACCAGTCCACATAATTCCAGAATGAATTTACATTATAGGCTTGCAATATGCTTCTGTTCCAAATGTTTTCTTCTTCATCCCAATTGTAAATGGCCCATTTGCCGTTCACGTTTTCGTCAGATTCAATCAGCACACTGAATTTTCTTACTTCTATGCGTGTGTTGCTGCTGTAATTGCTGCCACTGCGATTGACAGTGACACTGGTAATTTGTCCAGACACGTTAATTGTCAGTGTTAATTCGGCTCCTGATCCAGTGTTGCTGGGATCTACTATTTTGTAAGTTGGTACCACTTTGTACCCACTGCCAGGAGTAGCAATGTTCACTGCAATTATTTTTCCATCTACAATCACAGGCGTCAGCACTGCTGGAGTTACATTGGCTGTGCCCACAAAAGCTAAATCAGCAAATGAATCTTTGCTAAGGTCATATAATCTTTTCACACTGCTGGGTTTTATTTGAGATTCTGATAACCTACTGATATCATTGTTATAAACTATTAAATTTTTACTGCAAACTGCATTGATTCTTTCAATCAATTGCTTTAATGCTTCAATACGATTTATAAACCAGCTTTGTCTTGGTTTTCTCAATGTGCCATATTTGTATTTGATACTGAGTTTTTCGTCTGGCACTGTGCGGAAATTTTCATCATATCCAATTAAACTATTAAACCACACAGACTCTATTTCTTTGTTGGGTCTACTGTAACTGACGCCATCACTTATTAATTGATATTGATTGTGAATATTAATATTTTTATCTTCAATATTCCAAAAATTAAAATTAATAGCAATATCTTGATTTTCTAATAAGTTGGAAACATTATATAATGAAAATTTATTATCGCTCAATAATGTCACATGTCTATAAAATTGTTTTCTTGGATCTTCTATTAATTGTGCTACATCAAATGCAGTAATTTTTCTGCCTTCTATATTAGGTAAAGTTTTTTTATCTTTTACCCAAAAATAATATCTAACGCTAAAACTTTTTGAAATATAGTCATACACACGTCTTTCAGCATAAGTTGCTGTGTTGTAACGAGCAGTGCCGCTTATGCCAGCCAGCACAGATGCTGCAGAATTACTGCTGGCCAATGCATTCCATTCTTGTGGAGTATAAGTGGATTCAACCCATTCACACACATCTATGGATGATCCTGGAAATATCTTGTTCCAATAATTATTAGCAAAAATAATATTATTTTGATATGCATTATAAAATTTTACAGTGCTCAAATCCCACCACAATCTACCCACTTGTTCTTTGCTCCAACTGGTTTGTACATCCACTGTGACTCCTGCCTGTCCATTGGTGTAGATTGCTGGATCATAATTGGTTTTGTAATATAATTCTTGTTCGGCAGTGCCAGCAATTTTTCCTTGTATAGGATCTAAATAATCCAATTTTGAAATTAATTTTTTAGTCTTAACATTGTATAAAAAGATGGATTTAACTTTGTGTAGATCCACTGTGTACATTGGAGATTTATGATTGACCCATGTGTTTGAATCTGTAGATTTTCTAAAATCAATTATCAATCCTTCTGTATTAGGAGATGACAGATCATTCATATAATAAGGCAAAGATGCATACACATGGTTGTCAATAATTTTTAAATTTTTTCCAAATTCAGATAGATTGGTATTATTCACACTGAATTCATCAGCATATATCAGCACGTCATTGTAATTTTCATACACATAGATTGACCCTGTGTTGTAAATTTTGGTGTTAAATGTGGTGGCACCTTTGTCAAAATACGTTAGTCCTTGATCCAGACTGAAATTTAATTCTGTGTCACCATTGAGACTGGACACAACCAATGTGTTACCATCAAAATCTAAATTGTTTCCAAATCTTTCTGTGGCTTTGGGCTGTGGACTTGTTAGCGTTTGCACTGTTTGAAACACACCATTGATCTGTTTGTACAAGTATACCACTCCACCATCTGTGACAACTTGATCAGCTCTAGGACTAGACACAGCTATGAACATGCCATTGTTGCTCACAGCTATTTTGCTTGCAAATTCCGAATTGTCTTCTCCACTGTCTGGTGATGTAAGAGTTTGTGCAAATTGATATCTATTGTTGTTCAATCTATACACCACTAGTTTTTTTTGCACAGAAGAGTCCACTAGATCGTCAATGGCCACTGCAAGCACTGATCCTGAATCGTTCACATCAAAAGCAGAACCAAAAGACGTCACTGATTGTATGTTCTGTGTGCTGTCTCCTTCAATTGTGGGAAATGAGGGTGATCCTGGTATTGGTCCTGGTGGCACGAATCCCAAATAGTCAATGCCTTCGGGTTGTTCTTCCCAAAATGTTGCATTGAAACTTCCAGGACCTTGTATGGTCAAACTTTTGTATATGACATCGTTGTATGCTGCCAAATCATTGGTGTAGTAAGTTTCTGTGACATCAAACAATCCTGTGTATAATGGATCCACATTCAAATGCCAGTCTGGAATACTTGCAGCCTTTTTAACAAAGTACAATCTACCAGCACTGGCTCCACCATTGGTGGAAGCTGTGCCCACATAAAGAGTTATCACATTATTGTTCTGTCTCATTTTGACAGATGTGCCCAATCCAAGAAAATTTCCTTCTGCTGATAATGCTGCAGGCTGTGCTTGCGGCACTATGAAAGATTGATACAATGTGTAGCTATTGTTGCGCTGACGCTGGTACACCATGAATATTCCTTGCTCAGTCAATCCTGAATTGTAGCCCAATCCAGCTGGTATATTGAAAGTTTGTTCATAGTCTCTGTTGGTGCGTGCTGGCACACTGGCCTGTCTGCTCACTCCATCCTGTGTGATATCTTGATACAGATAATATTCCAAACCATTTATAAAATGATATGCGCTGTTGCTGATTGGAGTTAGCACAGATGGATTATTAAACACAAACAATGAGCCCACCACTGCATCTTCCAATTCACTGCGTTGAATCACTCCCACAGTTCTATTGGGTGTGCCGATCAATGTCAAATTGACTGGCGGACCAAAGTCAGTGCCCACACTGAAGGATCCAGTTTTGTTTTTGATGTATATTTGTAATAGATTAAAACCAATCACTTTAACATAAGTGACTTCTGCTTGACTGCCTGTGGCATCATCCTGCACTGTGTCACCCACTGTGGGCACATAGAATGTTCCCAAACCATCTGGTTGTGCCAGCACTCTCAAAAATCCATTCCATACATCAATTATTTCTTTCACACCATTGAGATCCTCAAAAGGTAAATCCAAAGCAGTGGGCTCAGTCACCACAGGAGGTATTCCTGTCTGTATGGTATTGAACCAAATTCCCACTTCATCATAGGTAGCAGTGGGCAGCACATCACTCATAGATTTAGGCGCCCTCACTAAGAATCTATTGTCAAATATATCTCCTGTGTAGATGCTGTAACCAGGGATAGATTCTGTCTTGTAATAACTCAAGATGCTCAACTGACTGGCAGGTGTGATCACAGTTGGCAATATTGATTGTGCTTGTTGTGTATCCAAACTGTTGAAATACAAGAAAGCTGTGCGTGGATCACCTGCTTTGATAATGTCTCTCACCACCAGTGATTTTTTGTTGTCAGACTGTCCTGATGTGGTTCCTGGTGACGGCACATCTATTTTCCACCATCCAGCCACACTGTCGTAATCTTCCAATAACACGCGAGTATAATCACCCACTGGAGTTGGCCCTAATTTTATTTGAGCAGCATCTGTTAAATTACCTGTGACATCTTTTAAATATATGATAGATTGAGTGCCTTGAGTAAAAATATATGCCACTGTGCCGTTGGCGCTATCAGTGTTCAACACATCACCCACTGTGGGAGCAGTAATGGTCAAATCTATGTTGATAATTTCATCAATTTTTTCATCAATCAAATGCGGTCCATCAATAAACGCTTTGTTTATGCCCACTGCTGTGCCATTGAATGGTGTGTTGCCTGCGGGATATTCTGTGGTCAAATTGTTCCAGTACAATACCAAAGTGTCGCCCACTGCACTGCCTCTGTATTGATCTGTGGTGGCTCTGATCAAAATGTGGTCAGCACCCACGCCTGCGAATGTGTAATTGCCTGTGATCATTTGTTTGATTTCAGGATAACTGTTTGTGCCTGCATCATATTCAGCTTCACTCCAAAAACTGGTGGCACTGAATGTGGTAAAGTCCACTGAAGGGTCTTGGCCCAATACCGGATTCACCACACTCCATAATTGTTGTTTGTGCAGCACTATGTCACCCACAGCATACGATGCGCTCACATTGTACACACCTTTGTAATAGGATCGAACTTGGGAGGCTTTGGGAGCACCTACCACTATGTATTTGCCATCTGGGCTGATATCTACTGCCGCTCCAAAGTCTGCTGTGCCTGTCCATATGTTCTGTGGCACGTCTATCACTTGTCTCAGAGTGAATTGACCTCCATTGCTGCCACGCTGATACACGTACAGTCCAATATTTTTATCTGCCACCACCATCACGTTGTTGCTGTGATCCACTGCTATGCTTTGTCCATAAGAGCCGCTGCTGACAGTGTTCCAATTTGTAATATGTTGATGTTTTTGAAAAGTTTTTTTATTTTTTAACACTACCCAATCATTAAGATTGTTGTTTTCTATCCAAAATAAATCATTGTCTTTGAATCCAGCAAATTCACTGGCTTTGCTGTTAATACTTTGAAGATTGCTCAACTTGTTGCTGATAAATTTACCTAGAAATCCAAATGAAGATCCATCGTTGGTTGTCTTCTGTGTGACGCCATTTTTTTCACAAGTAATTTTGTCCAACGCAACACTTTTCACTTTAAACAACTGCGTGGAGTCGAGTTGTGGTATGGTCACAGAAATTATGTCATTCACATTCAACGCTGCAGGCAAATCGGTGGTCACAATAACCAAATTACTTTGTTCTTCTACTACGAGCACTTTAAATTCTGTTTTGACATGTTTATAAATGTTCCAACTTTGTTGAAAAAATCCTATCCACACATATTGTCCAAATTTTAATTGTGTTGTGTCTATGGTAAGTATGTCATCATAAGATTTAAATGTAAAATCCACATCTTCTGGATCCACAAAGCCAGCTGTTTTAATATATTCTTCTGTGCCAGTTTTCACAGGAAATGGTCTGTGATTGTAATTCAATGATTGTAAATAAGTTTCATCAGATTTAACTCGCACCACAAAATCAGGATCTGATGGTGTAGGATCATCAGTCAACAACACAGGTTGCGGATTTAGTCTAAATTTTTTTTCGTCTAATAGATATTCCACTTCATCAAATGCTTGTGCTGCACCATACTGTCCAGTTCTAATTGCCCATTCTTCATAGAATTCAATACTGTCTTTGTCAGCACTTGCCAATGAGTCAAACAATTTGCTCAGTGCGTTCTTGGTGCCTTTGTCCTGTATGAATCCTTGATAAAATTTATATTGCGCCACATCATCATTGATAATGTTCTGTAAATATTCTCTCTTTTGATAACCTATCAAATGTTGTGCTAATTTTTGCTGTCCCACATCAAAATTATCTGTGTCCAAATCATAGAAGTCACCAAATTGATTGGTTTTGTATTCAAAGTTTGGTCTAAGAATGCTCACAGGTCGTTGATCTAACCTAGTCCAAAATTCATCTTCAAAAATATCATTACCTTTCACATTCACATTAGCACTGTAATAAAATTCTTTGTGTTTGACCACATCGCTCATGGCATAATCTGTGTAAGTCTGCCATTCTTTCACAATTACTTCATCATACACAAATCCTGGCACGTCTAAAGATCCATTCCAATCACTGACCACATACCCTATGACTTTGATACGTTCTTGTCTGTATCCTGGAGCTAAATCATAAATTACATCGTTGAATACAGTGATATTGTCTATTAATACCACATGCTCCTTTTGTATCAACGGAATTTTTACAAAATAAATTCCTTCATTGGTATTTTTTGTGTTTAATATAAAGTCATTGCCTTGACGAACCACTTGTAGTCTTTGTTTTAATATTTTTACACCATCTGCTCTTAATACTGCATAATCATAAAAATTATCAAACACATTATCTGCCACAGTGTATTGCGTTTTTAATTTCAACGCATTGGCTGCAGGACTTAAGGCTAATACTGCTCCGGATCTCCAGTTTTGTGTGGTCCAGAATAAAAACTCTTGTGCGCTTAAACTCCAATTTTCTACAGTGTTAATTTCTTTATTAAAACTATCAAAAATAAAACCTTTGGATTCAAGATATGCAGAATATCCTAATAAAAAATCAACCACATCTTGTTCTTTAGACAATACTGTGCCGTAATCAATTGTAGAAATAGTTTTGGAAAAATTTTTACTAAACGTAGCAACAACTCCACCTTCAGTTGGCAAGGCTGGCAATCTCTGATACTTTGCATTATCAAATGCATTGCCACTGAAATGATCTATCTTCACTGCATAATATTGATCTTGAAACTGCACTATTTGCGTGGCTGAATAACGTTTGCCCACAGTCCATACAACATACTGACTGCTGACAGCACCAACTTTTTTAATTGGATCATCTGTTTTTTTCACTGGTTCTAAATAATTAAATTTAGGATAGTTGGAATCATATCCTTTGATCACAAATCCTTTAGGAAGTTTTTCAATAACTACACCACTGTATGACAGCACTTCAATCGGCGAGCTGACATTCAAATGTATGTCATAGTTTTCGTCTGGCACAAACACATTGCTTTTGTTCAATGGAGATCTACTGTCCAACAATAATTTAAATTTTTCTTTTTCCGTGAATCCTTTCACTCTAAATCCCAATTGTTGTGTGAGACTTGTCAATGATTGCTTATAATTTTGATAATTTGTTAACACATCTGTTTTGATGTAATCTGCAACGTAGTTGATTATGCCTGACGTTAAAACTAAATTTTCATCTTTTTGACTGTTAGGAAAAATTAAATCTTTTAAAGTAATTCTTTTTTCAGTCACATTGTTTATTATTTCATCAGTGATATTTTTAGAAATTCTTGATACGTCAAAATTTACGCCCATAGTGAAGGCAGGTCTATTCAATATCATTGCTTTTAACACAGCAAAAGGATAGTTGGAACTGCGTCTCCAAGCAGTCTCTACTGGTGCATGATCTCCAAATTTAAAATTTTCAGTGGACAAAGTTAAAATAAAATTTTTTGCGTAATTACTTTCCATGGGACTGAGTAAATTACCATCTTCGTCCACAGGTAGATGTGTTAATAGATCAGTGCGTTTGTATCTACTGTCATACACTAATTTTTTGCCTGGTTGTCTGATCACACCAGCCTGAAGGTCTTCCCAAAGAATCAAGTTGTCACTGGTGTAGGGTGCTGGACCATACACTTGGTTCCACCAAGTGGGCTGCTCGCTGAAGCCCAACATCTCCCAAGGATGACTGTGAGGTCTATCTGTGTCATAGGCTTGTTTGTAAACGGCTCTCCAAAATCCTGGCAATGGTTTTCCTTCGGGAGACAGCATGTGGGAGTGATTATAGGTAAAATCATTCAAACTATCATAGAAAAAATTATTTGTGTAATCTGATGCGCCTGCTAAACTATTCCATCGGATAAAATCATCTATAATTGATTGATTAATATTTTCAATTTTATATCCCTTATCTCTGTATGCTCCTGGAATAAAATCATGTATGTTTCTAATATCTTTGTTGTATTCAACTTTAATATTATTGTAAATTCTTTTTTCTAATTCCAGTAACAAGTTGTCTCGATAGTCGCCAAAAGCTACCATTAAACTGCCATCATGTCCTTGGATCATAGCTACTGGATCAATCAGTGTGTCATCTTGATATATCTTTGGTTGATATTTAGGATATAAACCTAATTTGGTTGGTGTAGGTGGCACATGATTACCTATAGTGCTTTCGTATTCAAATATTTCAACTAAATCATCAACTACTAATGCTTTTGAAATTACACAAAAATTTTCATTATTAAAAATATAATCTATACCATGCAACAATTGTGCTCCATTCAAATATACCTGCACTGCTTTGGTGCTCAGTGTGTTCATGCTGAATATTTGACTCAAAGCAAAATATATATTGCTGTCATCGTACACTTTGTAAGATAATTTTTTTGCAGCTCCATAAGGAATCATATCACTGAAATAAAAAGGCATATTAGCGTTTTTATCAGCATTGATGTTTTGCATTATGATATCAACATGTTCACGCACTGTGCCGCCAAAGCCAGAATTTTCAGCAGTTTGCAAAAATAATTTTTTAAATTTGTCATATTCTTTAGCAGCGTAGGCAATTGCTTTGACCACATTGGCTTGTTTTTCTGCAACATGATACAGAGCTAAATTGATTGGCGCACTGTGTTGTACAAATTGAGTGCCATACATTGTTACATCTCCCAGATCTCTTAGATTGTTAGATCCTGGATTAATTCCTACAAAAGTATCTAGATTTTCAACTATGCTGTTTGTGTGGTTGTTCACTTCACCAAAAGTGAAACTGGTAATATTAGAATTGAGAGGATTGTTTTGTAAATTGATTGGTATCTCATAATGACCCAAAGAAGTTTTTGGTTCATTGCAGTGTGTTTTGAAAACTATTGATTGATTTTCTTGCAATTTTTTTACCAATCGAACATACAGCACATTATTGTTTGTAAAAGTGGTAAATTGACTGGATTGTAATAATTGACCATCCACATAGACTTTAAGAATTAAATTTTGAATCAACCCACTGTGTGCATACTGATCAATGGCAAAATCGTTGCTTTGTTCTTGACCAAAGTATTGTCTTATCACTATCTGCCTGCTGTTACTTGCAGCTTTGATCCAACCATGTGTGTATTTTTTTGATGTTCTTGAGCTGTATTTTTTTAAATATCCCACATCTGTGTTTTTTTGTATCAGTGTGTCACCTTGTTGATAGGTGAAAGAATCCGTTAAAAGATTAAAATCATACACTATGTCACCCACATTATTGACATTTCTATATGATAGCGGAAAACCTAGTTCTGAGTCATTAACACCTGTGCCAATTCTATAGCTAAAAACTTTATTGCCTAAAAAATTTGTACTGAAATATTTTTGTGTGTCACTAAAACTCGATCCTGTACTATCACATAGATCAAACAATGGTGCTTGATTATTTGAAATTTTTGATTGTGCTGTTTTCCAAGATTGTCCATCAAAATAAAACATTTTACTTTGATTGACTTCACCATTAAGGATTAATACCACTTCATTTTCCAAAGGTTGACAATCAGCGGGTTCAGTCAATGCAATTTGTTTATTGGTGGGATCACCGTCTCCGCCAAAGTTTATAATGTTAACTTGAAATATTCTGTTTTTGACCAGTACATCTGTGTCTGCAGTCACCAGTATTCTCATGCCGTCCACTAGGTCCACGCCATCCACATTGTAGCCTGTGGCTCCTTCTATGTCGGAAAACACATCAGTGGTGAATGTATCCACCACATCCACACTCTGTTTGGCAAATGTACCAAACTGATACAATTTTAAACCAGCATCAAACTCTATGATGGGTCGTTTGGCTCTTAATGTTTCATCCACATCCAATGATACTCCATTGTAGTTGGCCACCGCTTGCAGCACTGATTTGTGTGTCCATTTGTTGGCTCTACTCCATGGATTTTTATCCAAAGAATTTTTTTTAATAACAATGTAATCTTTCACATCAGCAGCAGTGTCGTCAATATCATAAGTGGCTCTGTCAAATCCTTCTGCATCATCAAATGTTTCTAAATTTTCATCTGCAATGTCGTTGGGCACTGCTAGATCTTGCTCATTGACCAACTCAATAGCCGTACCAACTCCTTCCACATACCAATCATGCTGTGCATATTTTACAGGAGTAACATTGCCTTTGAAATTTACTTTCATACCGTTGGAAAGTGCAATACCATTGTTTAGAGTGAAATTTTTCTTGCCTATGATCTCTTTTTCCACATCTATTTCACTGTTTTCTTCAATGTTGGCCACTTTTATCAATCCATAAGCATTGATATCATTAGCAGCCACATAATATAAAGTGTCGGGTGTGTTTGCATCCACCACAAAAGTTATCACTCCCTGCTCTATGTTTTGATCACTTACACCGTTGGGAGATTCAGCAAATAAAAAATCTTCATCCAAAGTTCTTGCAGTTTTAATAGTGAATGGCAAGCCTGGAGTGTTGATATCAAAACGATAAGTTATGCCTCTGTACAATGTGATGGTGGCATTAACTGTTTGACCATCTGGTGTTAAAAGATAGGCCACATTGTCCTGATTATCACTCAGCGTGACTGTGTAGGTGCTCTGTACCTGCTGCTGCAATCCTGTGATGGTGATGGGATCGGGACCATAGGTCAGCCAATAGTACTCTCTAAAATTTACAAATTTGTCCCAGTCAATGTTGGGATTCCAACTGTAGTACTCCTGTGCATTTAACACGCTGTGGTTGTCCACAACACCACCCAAACTTTTGATTTGATTGATGTAGTCCACATAGTCTTTGTAGAATGTCACGTTGTTGAGATTGTCTCTGCGAACCACTACTGGTTCTAATTGATAATTTTGTCGATCATCATTGACTTCCTGCACATAACTGTCATTGGGCACAAATGCTTTGGCTGTTTTTCTGCCATAGAAAGCACTGATTTTTTCCACTGTGCCTGGATTCAACAGTTGATCCAGTGTGCTGTATAGAAATTTATTGTTGGTAGGAGTTCTAAAAAATCTTGGCAACAAATTGCTGGATTTTCGTTTGCTGGAATTTTCTGATGCTGTTGGTAGAGTAGATTCTTCTTGATTGTTATCGTAAGCCATTAATAACTCCCGCTGGAAGAACTGCCACCGGAAGAACTGCTAATGCCACTGGTGATACCTGTGTTGATTGTGTTGGTAGCAGTGACCACCGAACCACTAGCTCTCAATTTGGAAGCGGTCAAAGCATCAATTATTTCAACGTCCTGTACAGTTGCTCCACTGATAAAAATTTCATCACTTTCAGATTTAATTTCATACAAGCTGCCAAATGTTTGCACTGTTTGATCTGGCACTATTACAAAAGTCACAATGTCCGGAGCCAGTTGAGTCATCACATAGGTGCTCAGTTCTGAAAAATAAAAAGTATCACCAAAATCCCAATTTTCTAAATTGAAATATTGATTGATGGCTTGAATCACACGCACCTTGATGTCGTCATTATTTGTGACTTCATTAATATTTTTAACCACTTTGAATGTGGCTTGGAATTTAGATTCAGATTTGTCACCAAATAAAACTTTATATCTCACTGGATGATATATCACCTCATCACTGATGGATTTAATAAGATTAATTTGTTGACCAAAGTTTTTGTACATAGAATCTGAACTCAAAGGCAAGGGTTGATTTTCCACAGTGCCGTCCAACCATGATCTAAAATTAGCATCATATGATCTTGTTAGTAAAAAAACATCAATGATATTGGTTACACTGGGATCTATCCTGCTGGAACTGTCTGCACTGTGTAGATATTGAAATTTAAGGCTTGCTCTGCCCAAATGAGCTTTGTAATCTCCTGTGACTTCAAGAGTTTGGTTGCTAATGAATAACTTTTTAAATACTCCAGTCACTGAATTATAAAACACTGTGTCAACATCATATGCACTGAAAGCACCTATTTGATTGTCATTGGTTATTACTGTGATGTTTTCCAAATCAGCTGACACATAATTAAAGTCGTCAACTCCTGATGTGGTTATTTTTTTCTGAAATATATAATTATTGGACAACACTAAATCTTTGAAAGCATCGGGATTATCCATTAATCCGTCATCGTTGGAATCAAATTGAGCAACTTCAATTTTTTTACTGTCCACATAACCTTGCGTATCTCTATATTCTTGTAAAATTTGCCAATCAACATTGTTTTGCATGGGGGTAAGAATGCCTGGAGCTGTGTTAATAGATAGCACAGAAATTTTATCTTTGATTACCTTACCGCTGTTGGCCACATAGTCTTTATTGTTGTTGTCATAGAAAAAACGAATTTCTTGATCGCTTTCAAACACATATCTTAAACCTCTGTAAGTTACTGTGTACAGTTCTGTGTCTGTGGTGAACA